TCCTCCGCCGGAAGTTTCAGTAGGGATTTGACGAATTTATGACCGTCGTACAGATCGTCGTTGGATGACGTGATGAACGACCGAGGCCGATCGAGTAGGGCGAATTCGTTCTCGTACACGTCCTTGGTGATCAGGCCGACGACGCGCTCGGGCTTCCGGCCTGAATTCGGGTCCATGATGCTCTGCAGGATCCGGTCGTTCGGGATGTCGTATTCCTGCTCGACGCGGACGAACTCCGCGACGAAGTCCTTGGTAGTGAACGGGTCTGAATTCTTGATGTTGTGGAACATCCGTTTCTGGTACATCTCGTCCTCGACGGACGGCCACTCCCGGAAGATCCGCCATTTATTGTCTTTGCCGTACCGGATCCAGAGCGCGAACGGCGGCCGGCGCTCGTGCGGATCGATCAGGAACCGGTAGGCGTAATTGTACGGCGAGTAAATCATCGGCACGGGGAAAACGTGTTTCTTTTCCTCGAAGATTTTATAGACCAGGCCGGACAGATATTGGAATTTTCCAGATACGCGCGCATCCTTCTCGTCAATATCGTAATTCGAGATCATGACCATAATATTCGACTTCCAAAGGTTGCCCTTCGGTTGGATCCCGAATTTCCCTCCCAGGTCCCACTGCCCGCCTTCCTCGATACAGTTGTCCCAAACCTCGACGGTGATATGAACCTTGTCCTTGGGCTCCATGTCTATCTTCTCGATGATGTCGTCCACAAAATACGACGCTCCGATAAGGGGCGTGGCCATGATAATCATGATTCCGCCGGCGCGTAGACGCGAGACGCAGGACATGAAAATATTTCTCGGGGGGATTTCGTCGAAAACCATCACGCCGACGTCCGCGGTCTGATATGCGACTTCTTCCTGGTCGATGGTTTTGAAATACAGATGCCACTTCGCGGACGGGAAAGAGATTTCCGAGACGTAGGTTTTCCCGACTTTGCCGGCACGGTAGAGATTCGGGGGGTACCAGCGTTTGAATTTCTGTTCCCAGATTACCGAGGCCGCGTCGCGGTTGGTCACGTACCACGCGGTCTTCGGCCAGCCCTTCGGGTATTGTTTATAAAACGGGAAATCAAAAAAGCCGGGGATGATCTCCCCGGTCTGGACGTCCTTGATATTTGAAAAGATATTCTGATTCCCGAACATAACGGAGAAAAACAGGTTGGCCGCGGTAGTGGTCTTGCCGACGCCGTTGGCGGAGGTGACGAGGAAGATGCGTTTCTCGGGGACGTTGACGCCGATCGAACGGATGATATCGAAGCCAGACTTGGTGGGTACGAAGAACTGGTACGGCCGCTGATCGACGATCTGTTGCAGTTTGGCCTTGTCCTTGTACAGTGTCCGTTCAACGTCGAACATCACTTACTCGGATCGTGGAAATCCAGCATGCTTTGGATCACCTTAATGATCGCATTGATCCGGGTGCCATTGATCGGCTTGTCGATATCCACGCCGTACTTCAGCATCTTGACCTTAAACTGGTCTCGGGTGAGCTTCAGGACCGTCTGCGCCTCTTCCATTTTGTCGAGAAGGATTTCGGAGGGATCCCGTTCCTCGTGAACGTCGCCCAGGTCCATCGATCCATCCGGCGGATCGATCGGTGGTTTCAACTCAGGAAGGGCGGGACCGGCCGGGGCCTCATCGGACTGTACTTTCGGGGGCTGTTCCGACATTACAATCGGATTCGGGGTGTTGTCCGGCCCGGTCTTCGCTTCCTTCGTGCTGCCAGGCACCGACGGCCCGGGAGTGTCCGCTGAGACTGACGAACCCTCAACCGGGCTGGCGCCTGGCTTCACTTCCTTCGCCGGATCCAGCTGTGGCATGGGTTCGAAATCTTCCAGTTCCGCCAGATCCAGTTTGTTGCCCTTGAACATTTCCGGAAGAATGGTCTTTTCGTCCGAGGCGACTCCGAGCGTGGTGTCCGTAGAAAGGGGCGTATGATTCGCCAGAGCCCGGAACGGGGTTTTTTCCCACATGGTATTTTCCCAGTCCCCTTCGGCGGATTCCTTGTTTACGCGCGCATTCCACGGAGAAAATGAGGCGTTCCTGGCTTGGGAGAAATTCTTGTGCTTCATGATTTCTTCGCGGTCCATCACCTTGTAGACCGTGGCGCCTGATTTGAATTGCACGTAGGCGTAGGCACCCACGAGATTACCTCGGGGCGTTCCAAATTTAGGGCGTTTGTGAATCAGGCTTGCGTTCGAGCCTTCTACAAATTCAAAAATGTCGTTCTCTCGAACGGATTCCGCAACAACCTTGGCCACATCGGGATTACGGTACGCGAGGCTGATCATGCCCTTGTACCCGAGATTGAACGTGGCTTCGAGTTCTCCGGTTTTCCCGTTGTTTCTCGGGATCAGATAGACGTGACCGATTGCCGGTTCGATGTTCAATCGGAGAATGATCGCCTGCATGAGGCTCCCGATGAGGGATTTCGGCGTGCACTTTTTCAAATCGGGGTTTCTGGCCACGATCACCGAGAATGTGGTCAGAAGGCTTTTCGCTATTCTCGGGTCCTGCAGGATCCCGACGATTTGCTCCTGATAGGATTCAAGAGACTTTTGAATTTGAATCGCCGTCGAGTGACTGAAGTCCTTCGGCTGCTTCGCCAGTGCTTCCGTCGCCGGCGCGGTGGACGGTCCAGCTGCCTTTTTCGCCACCTGCCGGGCCACTTCCTTGGTCGATTGATCCTGGGGTTTGAATGCCATCTGTCTTTACCTCCGCCGCCGAAACGGCCGTCTGAGTACGTTGAATTTCGCTGATATATTCCTTGGATGCGAGAATGAGCGCGGACGAATAGGGCCGCAGTATCCGCGCGCCCTTCCGGGGCTTCATGTACTTCTCGGCCAGATCCGGATTTTCCTCGGTCAATTTGCCGGCGTCCACCATCTGTGTGTCCGGATTCTTTTTGAACGACGCGACGCGGAATTTCTTGAAATTGGCGATCTCCGCATCCTGCATGAAATTGGCCACCGTAAATTCCAGAAGATCCTTTTTCGCGGAAAGATCGGCCAGCTCCGTCTTCACGTTCATCAAATCACCGAGCGCCTGAAACGTGACCGGATCCAGCTCCACGGACTTCCCGAGCCGATGCGCCGGATAGAAACTCTTGACGTCCTCCATATTGACCAGTGGAGGCGGGACCTTAGCCATGACGTAATCGCACCAGAATTTGTCCTCGATCCGTTCCAAGTCTCGGATGAACTCGAGGTCTGGGAAAAGATCGATCGAATTCATGTCCCATCCGTCCAGGAGGCATACCAGAGCGCCCCACGCGAGACCGGAACACGCGAACTGATGTTGGGTCTGGATGTAAAACGACAGTGGCATTTCACCAACACGCCACTTTTCGAAGATCTTCCGTTCGGTGTTTTTGACCTCGACCAGGCCCGGGCCGCGCTCTTGGTGGAATGCGATCCTGTCCAGCTCCGCGAACATGAAAGGGAAATGAGGATGGAAACGGAATTTATTGTCTCGGATTACCTTGAAGCCGTATGCCTTACCCCACCATTCCGCGATGGCGCCTTCGAGCGCCTTGCCGGCGGTCATCTTGGGTGTTTCTTCGGATACGATCGGTTCCGGTGAAATTTTCTGAGCGTAGATATCGTACGGGGTTTTGAAGGTGGAAACACCGAGGATGCATGGAGCGTCAGAGCTCCCGATCCCCTTCTGGCGTGTCTTGTGCCACGTCAACGTGTCCATCCCAATTGTCGTAAGCCACTTTCTCTCGGCCATGGTCGGTCGTCCTTTCCATTCTTCGATTAAAACCTCGGATGATCTGATCGCTCGGGGGGAGACGTTTGCCAAATTGAATAATGGATTCACGAATGAAGGATTCGACGGAGCCCGTGGTGGCGTGGCCGAATTTGAACAGTATTTCCGAGAACGTGTCCCGGATCCGGATGGACCAGATATCGCGTCCGCCTTCGTTCTGGTAGGGGTAGATCTTAGTTCCCATGACAATACTGGCTGCCACGGAGATATCCGGGCTTTCCGAGCCTAAATACTCCATTAACTGGGTCATATACTGCTCGAAGAAATCGACGGCGTTAAGGCCTTGCGCAGCCGAAAAGATCCGGATTCGCTTCTGGATTTCGAGGGGAATGCCCCGGATGGATCGGGAAATATTCGCTGATTTTCTGGCCGTCTGCGTCATAAGTAGTCAAAATATACGAAACGGGATACGCAATGTCAAGAAGAATTTCGGCCATGGGAGCATATATTATCTCCCATGGCCGAAAACCAATTTAAATGACAAATGGAAGTCGTTTCATGAGTGCTCCTATCACATACCAAGTGCAGTAGCGGCAGAGTTGATAGCTTCATCGGTTGCAATGCGTAGATGGTCGCGAATGAACTGGATCTTCTGCGCTCTGGCTGCATCCTCATTGATCCTGTCCGCGTTGTATTCAAGCCCCTGATTTTCAAGATAGGCAATAAAGATCGGTTCAAGCACGGGCCATGTCTGGTCACACACGATGCCCTGCTTTTGGAAGTAGTTTGCCCATCCCCTGCGTGCATTGACCGTAAGACTGGTGCTGCCAATTGAGGCATGGACATTGGCAGGCGGAGGATAGATCAATACCACTACAGCAATGACCAGAACTGCGATGATCGAGCGTTTCAGTTTCATTGTTGACTCCTTTAGTTTGTAGTATCCCTGCTTATTTCAATCCAATCAGATAATCCAGCATCCCACATCAGGCAAATATTATCTCTTATACCCAGAACTGCCGTTGCTCCACCGGCAAGTTGAGTATTGCAGTTGTCTGCTATTGATACAGTATTAGCATCTACTGTTCCAAAAATATAAACAATCTGTCCGTCGAATGCTCCATCAACAATAGCGGGAGCGGTGTCAAGAAGTGCATCCGTATCCGCACCCACCATCCGCATAACTGCTCTGGTGACAGTTATCGCTCCGTCATCCGCAACTGATGTTCCGGCTGCGGTAGTGGTATTTGGAGAATACCCAATCGGAAGGATAAATCTAAGCCCGCCACTTTGCGTATGTGTAATGTCCCAAGTTGCCAGAGTAGGCGTAGCGTTCGGCGTCAGGCTCAATCCGAAATGCTCCGCTGTCGTCGCGCTTGCATCCGCGTCTGCGTCGCTTGAGATGTTCAGCGTCCAGTCGTCTTGATCTTCCGGCGTGGGATTTCCGATGCGCCAGCTTGAGTTGTCGAAATACCAGGCGTTGGCGACGTAGGTCAAAACTCCATTTCCAGAACTAACTCCGTATAATAATTGAGAAGACACGCCAACAATAGCGGTACTTCCAAATCTTCCATACGAAGAAGTATTCAATGTACCTGTAATATCTAAAGTATATGCTGGATTTTTGTTAAATATACCCACATATAAATCAATCGGACTCATATAAATCGCATCCGTCCCCGCCAGATTCATGATCTTACTTGCCTTCAACCCGCCGTTGGCTGTGACGTTGCCTGTGCCCGGCGTGACTTCGTAGATGGCAAGGCTTGTAATGGTCATCGTAGAAGCTGCCGCTCCGCTGAAGATTATCTTGGCCGTGGTGTTGGCTGTGATCCTGTCGGTAAACGTGGTCGCGGTAAGTGTCCGACCTGCCGAGCCGCCGAGCGTATAAGTCGGAGCTGTCCCGCCGATTGCTGAGACAGTCATGACGACTTCGTACTGTCTGCCAGCCGTAACGGTGAAAGTGCCTGAAGGCGTTGCCGTGCCCGTGCCTGTACCTGCTATTTTAACAAGCGTTGCGGTTCCAGCAGACCACCCATCCGTACACGTCCAGCCTGCCGCTTCAAGAGCCGGTGCCATCTGCGCGGAGAATGTGCCGTTGACGGTCAGGTTCGCCCCTGCGGAGGTGGAGCCGATGGTGACGTCGCTTGCCGTTGTTACCGCTCCGATCTTGCTCACATTGAACATACTAACGTCGGCGTTATTGCGGAAGTTCAAGAAGTTGGTCCACGACCCGCCGGAAGTCGCGGAGTTGATATAGATTCCATTAGTCACATCGTACGTCGGGTGCTCGTTGTAGATCCAGAGACCATGGAAGTTATTGATATTGGCAACCGACGTGGCGAAGTAAGGAGCCATCCAGATACGTGCACCGCCAAAGGCGGTACCACTTTCAGGTTGCACGGCATCCCCGCCGGGATACCCTGCGCGCGCGGAAATGTCGGCACCAAACGAGGATCGTGCCGTTGATCCTGGCGCATCGGCGTTGGCATTAATATAGGTACGAAAGTATCCGCCGCGTAAGGTAATAGACTCATCGGCAGACGAACTCGACCCTACGCCCTCTATGCCCTGCAATACCGCGTTTGAGTTGTCCCCTTTCGACCAATTAATTCGACCGTAAAGAGCGGCAATTCCATCAGAGGATGCCGTCTGGGCAGCATTGATGTCGGCTCTGAAGTCCCAATATCGGGTCGGATCGGATGCCGTCGCGGTTTCGGTATAATCGGCGTTGATCTTACCGGATAAAGTAAATCCGAGCGCAGGAGAAGCCAGCTCAAGAAGATATCCGCCCATCCCGACGTAATGCCGGCCGTTGTAGATATACTGATCCTGAGTGGTTTTTCGGACCCTGGACGTGTCCGTGACCGTAATCCACTTGGGGATATGTACGGCGCCGGCAGTCGCCGCCAGGACCAGGGCGATGAGAACGATCCATCGTTTCATGGTTTACTCCTCATTTCTTCCGAGAACGGTGATCTCGATGTAGTCCGTGTTCGCGCAGACGTGATGACCTGTTTTAACTCGGACCAACAACCTGAAATATCGATGACCGGGCGGATAAAGATCGTCGGATACGGCCCTCCACGAACCGACGGAATCGATCAGTGTTTGACTGAGACGGTAGCCATTTTCATTGCTCCAAGACAAAATACCGGCCCGCATGAACCTGGAATTCCAGGCGTTCGAGGTCCAAAGCGAGACTTCGTAATGGGAGCTGTCCTGAGCGTTCGATACGAACGCATGGAACGATTCGGACGGTGTTTTCCAGTAGACCCTCGACCAGGCCGTATCGTATGCGGCGGTACTTTTGATCATGCTGGCGAAGGTCGTGATCGTGGACGCGACGCCGGTGCGCTGGATATACCAGTACGTCTGTGGCGTCATGTTTTTCACGAACGTTTCGTCTTGCTTGTAGGATTGCCCCATCACGATCATTGCGGCGATCAGGGCCAGTACGACGGTGATTTTCTTCATTGTGCGATCCTCTCTAAAAAGTTAGGTTGTTTTTTCTCGAATGGACTTTTCTTGGGTTCCATCCTTTTCCAAATCGGAGGTATGTTGGATCTCGATCTGCTTCGCGCATTGAGCGCCGGAGGACGGATAGCGGACTGCGGAATACCTTCAGGCAGGGCTTCCTCGCCGTAGGTATTCATAATGTAGTAGGGGTTCTCGATAGCGATCCGGGCGATGCGGACCATGTCCATCCGTTTATTCTTCACAAGTTCGTAATTCGGTTTGACTTGTTCAAGCTCTTTTTTTATCTCCTTGTTCCGCTTCTGGATCTCCAAATAAGCGTTGTGCAGCACCCGGAGGGTCAAAACCTGTGTTTCGAGACTCGGGTCCTTGATGCCCTTCTCCGTCATGGTCTTGTATCTGCGCATCAGGGATTGATATTTCGGTTCGTACTCCATGACCTGTTTGACCGATCGAGAAGAAAATCCCACCGGGTCCCGAGCGATGCGCTGGCCGATTAACGGCAGGTCCGCGCCTTCAGGCAGTTTCCGGTTCTGAGCGATCAGGTCCATGATCCGCGCGGTGTCCTCGATTTGATATCCGATGCCATCCCGGAGGAAATGCTGGATCTTCAGCGGTCCCATGCCAGTCATCTTGGACAGGGCGATGTAGAGCTGTGGCGTGCTCGCATACGCGCGCTTCCAGGGTTCCTCGTCGTAATATTTCATCCAGTCGTTTTCGATCTGAGTGCCGTAGTAGAAATTGTGGTTCGCGATGTTCTCGACGATCGTTTTCACCGCCGGCTGCATGAACACCATCGGATCCCCGGGCATGTTGAACGCGATATCCTTCAGAAGGCGCATGGCCATTTTCTCGGATGATACCGGATCGTTCAGCCCGGCCATTTCGTCCAACTTGTTCCAGACGTACCCCTGGACAGCGCCGGTGATCCCGTACGCGAACGGCATTTTAATGAACCCGCCAAGCCGGTAGTACGATATCTTCTCTTCCTCGGGGATCTCCTTCTCGCGTTTCTTCAGTTTAAGAGGGGTCAATGCCTGGTTGATGGACCACGCGACGACGGTACCGAGAACCCCGAAGATCCCCAACCGGAGCATGGCTTGACCGCGGACGCGCGGATCCGGATCCGTGAACGCCAGGAGCGATCGGTATGTGGTCTGGATGGATGGGTTCAGAAACCCGATGGACCGGTAGAACGCCGTGGTTGTGAGGTTGGCGGGATGCTCGATGAATTTTCCTGAAACGGTATTCATTCCGGCGATTGCCCATTCGTCGGTGTAGCCCTTGTTTTTCATCTTGTAATACTGACCACGGCGCGGGAGGCGTTCGGACTGCTCGGTCAAGAAATTCAGGCCACTCATGTATGACGCCATTTCCATCGGCTTCAGGACCGCCGAGATCGCCCGGTACGGTTCGAGCATGGATATCATTTTCTGGAATGTTTGGAGCTTGTCGAAATTCTCGATGTACAATCCCTCGGACAGGCGTTTCTTCAGCCCGTTCCATTCTGCCAGCTTCGCCCCCGAAAAACTCGCGGCCAGGGTCCGTGAAAACAGTTCCGTGTCCGGCACGTAATTCGGTTTTCCCGTGATGACTGAGAACAGGCCGTGGAAGATGTTCTGGAATGGGATCCAAGATTTCAACTCCCCGCGCGGATCCGGAGAAAGGACCTCGATCGGATCCCGGGCGAAGAAGTTTCCGATCGTGAATGGGATCCTCGCCACGATCGAACGCTTCCAGGCATTCGTGATCGGCACGACGTGTTTATTGATGAACGCGGCCGTCTCGGTCATCCTGCGCGCGGAGATCATGGCCAGGAACAGGGGAGCATCGCGGACAATCCTGAATTCCTTCTGCTTCGAAGACTGGTTGTAGTACATGATGACATTCATCTTATTCGGTACGACAGATCTCCAAATTTCCATTCCCGGTGTCATGATATTCACGTCGTCCGCGGTGATCGGCGGGTTCATGGCTTGGACCGGATATCCCTCGACTGAAAGGCCCTGGATGTTTATGGCCTTCGCGATCTCCTTGGCCAGTTCTTCCTTGCTGACCGTGGCCATGAGCTTCGGGACCTTCTGGATCGGAGACATGATCCGCGCGATGTAATTCTGCGCCTCGAGCGGGATGCTGCCGGAATGCTGGACTTCGCCCTGAAACTTCTCGAGCGCGTTCCAGAACTTGTTCTGGTAATACGCTCTGTAGACGCGGCCAACGTCGTTGTAAATCGACTCCATCACGTCGACCACAGGGAGCTGGCTGCCATGCGCCGGTGCGTAATCGAACCTGACGAACCGCCGGCCGGCTCCTGTTGCTTGGCCGCCAATCTCCCCTGTTTTGTCGAATACCCGGTGAAGCGGCCAGTAATCGTAGAATTTCACCTTGTCCGCGATGAGATCCTGGATGGTCTTCCTTCCGCCATAGAACTTGATGACGTGGATGGCATTGAAAATATTCTCCACGTCCCGGAACCCCGTCAACCACTCCGGATGATCCTTTTCCGCGGCAGCGACCGCGTTCTTCATGTCCTGAAGCGTGATCCCTTCGGCCTGTCCGGTCCAGGCGTGCGGACCCCCTTGTTTTTCCGTGAATTCGGCCCTGACGATTGCAGACTTGAAAGCGCCGTATGCGAAGAACTGATCCCAATTCTTCGATCCGATTGCCTTGTAGATATCGTGGGGGGTTTTGTTTTTGAAAACCATCCGGTTCCCGTAGGCAACGTTCATGTCATCCGGGAGAACGTTGCCGTATCCGGCGTTCACCAGCATGTCACGGGTGGTGCTGTCGATCGTCAAGCCGTTTGAGGTGACGGAAATCGGCATGTTCGTCATGGACCGGTCGATCTCGCTGGAAGTCATGAGCGTCATTTCGTACGCCCCGAAAACGTCCCAAGGTTTGCCTTGGGCGTTCTTCATAAACAGCCGCGCGATCTCCATACCCTTCGCCTTGGATTCCGCATTACTCTTGATCAGGCCACGGAACGTACGGTCGATCGTCTCAAGCGCATGGCCCTGGGTGATGTGGTTCGTGATGAATGCGTTTTTGATCCGGCTGAAGTAATCGCGACCGGTTTCCGCGGGATAGTCCTTCGTGTAGGATTGAAATTGCTCCCAAATGGTTTTATTCCGGAAAACATTGTACGCGCGCGCGGCGTCTTTGATGGTGGCCAGGATCTCGGGATCCGCGGCAGTGATCATGCTTTCGAGCATGCCGGTCTCTTGGAAGTTATCCCGGAGCATGTCGTAATTTTCGACGTACAGACGGACGAACTCCGCAAACCCTTCCCGGTAGTTCTTCGCGCTGGCGAACATGAAATGAGGCGACTGAGCGTGGGCTGTGAGTGTTTTGCTCATTCCGTTCTGCCGGAAGAACCCGGGGTTCTTGTCTTCGAGAAACCAGACCAGGCCGTGGCCGGCTTCGTGGATGTTGGCAATCCATGACTTCGATTTGGTGGACGTGATCATGCCGCGTTTCGCGTGGGACGCCGGAGCGCCGCGCGATGGCCGCTCCTGCACCATCAGGATTCCCCATTGTTTGTTCAGAAAATCAATGATCGACCGCATGCCCGTGTTTTTGTCCGACTTCATGGACTCGACCAAGTTCTTGCCCTCCTTGGTCTCTGCGGGGGTTTTGTACATCGGATCTTGCTGATAGGTCACATGGGGCGACTGCGGCTGAACCGTTTTTCTGGCTTCATCCTCCGGGAATTCTTCAGACTCGATCGCTCGGTCTTCGATTCCGTCAAGGGCTTCGTCTATCTCTGCGAAGTGAACCGGTTGGATCCCGGTTTGGAATGCGTCGTAGACGCCCAAGACCATCCTATCGTAATATTTCCTGATTTTGGGATTGTCGGCCGTGACTCTCCGGATGAAATCGTTCCGTGATTCGTTCGTCATCCGGGTAATACCCATGAGGTTCGTGAATCGTTCGAAAGAATTCTTTATTTCGTAATTTATTAAATTATTATTGTCCGAATAAAACTTTTTTACGATCTCCGGATTCCCGGCCGGCAGCACTACCGCGGCCATGGCCCGATCGTACGCATCTTCGGTCCTGAACGATTCATCGCTTTCGGCACCTTCGATATATGGTTCTATTGTTCCACGTGGAACAAATCCCGTGCCAAGGTTATTCGACCGTTGCCAGTTGCTTTCGACGTCTGCCGGATCCGCGATATTGTCCGTGTCTTCTGAGGCGTCCAGGAACTCTGAACGATTTTCCGGATTCATCTTGCTGACTTCTCCGGCGATAGTCGCTTCCATCTGGCGAAGTTTCGAAACGATGATCCCGACTCCCCAGGCATCATTCGGGGTATTTCCGTAGAGTGTGATAATATTCGGTTTGGTTTTGGATTTCAAACGCCACGAACGTCCTATGGCCTGAACGAAATCGGTCCCGCTGAACGGCGGGGTGATGATGATCATGGATCGCTGCCCGAGACCGTTACTGTCATCCAGGTTGATCCCGGCACCTCCGGATTCCACCGTGCAGAGTACCACGTCGGCGGCACCCTTCTGGAACCGGTCTATAGCATCCGCGTTCTTTTCCTCGCTGTATCCGTGGATCTCCGCGATGCGTCCGGGCTTGACCAGTCCTTCCGCGTACAGACGCTCCTTCAAATTCGTGATCGTCCCGGGAGTTTCCACGCCCGTCTTTATTTTTTTATTAATATCGAGCGACGGATTGATGAGCGTGGCGTATACGATGACCTTCCGGCCGGCCGCCAGTTCGTTCTTTACCATTTCCATGACGTGAGGGACTTTATCGACTTCGCATTGTCGGCGGATCTCCATGAGCATCACGCCCAGGAAATTCCCGGGGATCCCGTTCGGAAAAGCCTCCTCGTAGGCCGTCTCGATCTTCCGGATCTTCTCGAACGTCTCCGAAGCCAGATGAACGCGCGTGAACGTGATTGGTATTCCCTGCAGGGAGATTTCGCGCTTGATGATCTTTCCGGCCGTGGTTAATCGATCGAACAGCGAATACACACGCTTCAGGACTTCTTCCTCCCCGACGGCGGAATTGACTGTCCAGGTGGGATTCCCCTCTTTATCCTTTTTCAGGGCGAATCCCAATCGCTTCATCTGATCGTACTCGGTCCGGCCCTCGTAGATCCCGATCCGAGCCAGGTAGTTCAGGGACGATAATTTATCGGTGGCAGTGGCGGACGCGAACAAGATCTTCCCGGCTTTTGCCGCTATCTTCCGGCCCAGGGATCCGCGCTGCGCGCCGGCGTTCTTGATGGTGTGGGATTCATCCATGATGACCAGGGTGTTCGATCCGGTGGCGTCGTGGACCGCGCCGAGGTTCTCGTACGTCGTGAGTACGATCGTACCGGGCTTCGCCTGTTTCATATCCTTGGTGAAATTCAAGGTGACGCCCATGGCCTTCGCGTCGTCTTTGAACGATCCGTAGAACTGGCGCGTTTTCCAATCTCCGGAAAGCACCTGCAGGCGTGTGACGATGATGACTGCCATACCCTTCTGCCGGTAATGTTCCGCGACGGCCAGTTCTTCCCGGGTCTTTCCTACTCCAGTACCGTCTCCGATCAGGAACCCACCTTCTTTGTCAAGGGCCTCCACTGCGGCAGCGTAGCCCTCGACTTGGTGATCCATCAGGTTCCGGCTAATGCTCTCAGTAACGACGGATCGATCCGCAGGTCTTGCGGCCGACAACCGCGCTGTGACCAGCGATTTGCCATGTTGTAGATCACCCGTTCCTCTATCCCCTCGAGGTTCGGGTCGACGATCGGTAATCTCTCTTTCAGTTTCGGCTGGGACAGGATCCGAGACGGGGCTTTGAGGTTTGATTCCCTGGCCAGGGACGCCGGGCTCGGTGACGATTCCGCCGGCCGGGACAACGGACTTTCCACTATCGAATCTAATGGACTGTTCATTCTTCCTCCTCCATTCCTGCAATTGACGCTTCAGGATATCCGCCTTGTTTTCCGGCGCCGGCGGAGTACCGGCCTGGTCGAAGATGTCGCCCTGGGGCACTTCCGGCTTCTCGCCTTCGAAAATGGGTAGTCCCTCGGTACCGAGATTGACGCCCTTGGGTTTGATCTTTCCGGTGGGGGCGATCTTCTGTCCGAGCCCGGGGATCTCGAATTGTTCCCTCGGCTTCCGCTTCGGTCCTACCAGGTCCGAAAGACCTGGCACTTCCAGGTCCTTGATAAATTCCCGGGACGGGTTCAGGCTGGTGGCCGTTTCTTCCAGGATCTTCCCGGTCAAGTGATACGATTTCACTTTCGCCGGATCGAATTGTTCGAGGTGGTGCATTTCCGTGATGGTGTCGAAATCAAGTATGGCCGTGTTCCCGCCAGCCGATTCTACGACCACTTCTACGTTCCCGATCGCATTCCGGATGTCCTGCATGGTGTTGTAATCGACTTCGTCGCCGTTCGTGGTGATCATGTTCTGCAACATTTCCTGGCGGTCTGCAATAGGGATCTCGGCCTGGTGGCTGGCGACGTACAATTCGGCGTCTGAATCTACTTTGATGGGTGCTGCATGTGGATTGTTAGCCGGACGGACCGTCATTCCGCCGTCCGCGTCCTTCGAAAGGACTTTGAATTCCCGTGGTCCTTCCAGGGGGTGATCCTCGACGTATGTATCGCCGACCTGGAATTCCTCTATCTTCGAAACCTTCAAGGATCCTTCGTCGACGCGGCGTTCCATTTCCTCGGTAACCGATTGTTCTCGGGTGGGTCCTTCCGGTACCGGATTGGCTTCAGGGGAAATATATTCTTTGGCGATGGACTGAGAAATCAACCTCGTATCGGGTTCCGCGATGATCCCTTGTTCATGGAGTTTCTGAGCCCATTGATCCAGCGTCATGCCGCCGCGTCCCTTCCGGAGAATGGTCGAACGGCCCTGAGTGTCCGTGTAGGGGTAGTTCGTGAACAGGTGCGGGGGCATGTCCTGGAATTCTCTGGTCAATCCGGCAGCCTGAACGCTTCGCCAGTCGATCTTACCGCCGGTGGCGATGTAATTGCCGACGGTGCTTTTCTCGGTTTGCCTGGTTCCCGGCCGGCGGATCTTCCGTTTCTTGCGGGGCGGAGGCACATATTCGATTTCGCCTCCGATGGCTTTTTTAACGGCCTCAATGTTCTGTATATCCGCGTCCGTCAACTGGATAGATCTTGGCGCTGTTCCTTTCTCCCCGGCAAGGGGGATGAGGGTGTGCGTCGTCTCTCCCGTGACCGGATCCTTGAAAGTTCCCCGATATTCAACGTCCATGTCCTTCAGGTAGGTGGCCACTTCCGGATTCAGGTTCTCCCATGCACCCTCACCCTTCCCGCGGATCAGCACCCTCCGGGGCGCTTCGGGTTCTTCGGTCCTTTTTTTACTCGGGATCACCTCCTTTGACATGGTTTCCAACCGTTCCAATTTCATTTTAGTCGGTCCGGATTCATTCGGCTTGGAAGAAGAGGCCCATTGTCTCAACATGGCAGTGTAGGTTGATAGAAAAGTTTTCTCTAAGGGTGCATTTACGTCAACCGGGAAAGACGATTCCAGATCCAGATCTGTAAATGAATGTTCGCCATGTGCTGTCTTTTCGTATCGAACCCCATATTTCTCTGCCAGAACCTTTGGATCGGTTATTACCAGGGGCGCAGCCCCCCCGATTGGGATTGGTTTCCCTTCGACTGATGGGGTCTGGCCGGAAGGACCAGGGCCTTCTTCGCCTTTTTTCGGCGGAGTTTCGGCGGGGATACCTTCCGTTCCCTGGCCACGTACTCCTGGATAGTTGCCGCGCCCCGCTTCCTTGTCGCGTTGAAGATTTTGCTGGCCGACGTTTTTACCGACGCCAGGGAGGCCTTCGGGTGCGACTTCCGCACCGACGCCTTGATCGCCTCGTATCGTCTTGGCATGTTTGACTCCTTGAAGGATCGTCGGATCCTTGATTGCGGCTTGAAGGCGGTTACGGAACACGTCTCCGGCCTGGTTGATGAGATGGACTTCTTCCGGTGTGAATTTGACCTTGCCTTCTTTCAGGGATTTTTTGACGACCGCGTCAATCAAAATAGGAGTGATTCCTGAGTTGAACTGATTTTCCGTAATACCCATCTTCCGGGCAGCGGCCTTCTGTTCCTCGTCCTGGGCGTTCTCGGGTGCGTTGGCTTCCTGAAGTGCGGCCTCGTGCGCGTCCACGTTCTTCTGGACGAAGGCGCCCATCAACTCACCAGCCTTGCCGGACTCCGCACCCAGGGAAGTCTGAAGGTTTTTCTCGATGACCGGTCGGTGATTCTGAAGGAATTGGAAATCTTCCTCTTTGACTTCACCCTTACCGGAAATGATATGCGCCACGATCTCGTGAACCTTCGGAGCGGTCAGGCCGAGCTTGTACGCATTTTCCGATATACCCAGCTTTCGGGCTTCTTCTTGTTTGGCCTGTTCGTGTTCGGCGCGCGCGGTATTCCAATCTTCGTGAAACATTTCCTCTTCGGTTTGAGAAAAAAGAGGCGCGTTTTCGAGTTTGGAACGTTTAATATTTAGTTGAGCCTGATCGTACTTCCTCTGCGCCTCCGCCTTCTGGTTCCATTCGTTCGCCACGTAATTGTCGAATTCGTTGTTGAAATTCACGATATCCTGCGGCGTCGACGGGCTTTCCGCTTTCAACGATCGGGCATCCGCGGATTGACTTATTTCCTTGATCTTGTCCTTGGCCTCCTGGATCTGGCCTTTGTAATCCCATATCTTCTCGAATCCTGTGTGAACTGCCTTAGCGCCTCCAATGGATCCGGCACCCACCAATGCTCCGAGAACACCGGCGCGCTTCATTGAATCGTAACTCTGAAGGGGAAGGTTCTCGGGGTTGTACTGATCCGGCTTTTCAGACCACAGTTTTTTGATGAGTTGGTTTGTCAAGAAGACCTGAGCGCCCTCTTGGGCGAATTCCTCAAAACCTTCGCCAAAAACCTGTTTCAAGAACGAAAGGATCGGTTTTGTGGCAGCTGATTTTTCGGCATCCGCCAATGCCTGTTTGATAAGTTCCCTGCGTAAGACGGGATTCGTGGTTGTTTTGAACGCCTGACGAATCGCCTTCGCCATGAGCATCTGCTCGGCATACTCAACGACTCCGCTGATGCTTCCATAGAGTGAGGCGTAATGACCGATATCTTCTTTCGCAATTCCCAGAGATTTGGCGGTTTGAACGAAATTACCCGTTTCCGGCAGGGACATGGACCACATTCCCGCCAGAGCTCCCCCTACAAGGGTTCCTATTCCGGGCGCGATGGCCGTTCCGATCGCCGCGCCAAGCGCAGTCGCTCCCATGGCGGTGATCTGATTCGGAGCATTCAGACCGAGATTGGCCATGAACGTGTTCCACGCCTCTCCGGCCTTATGCGCCTCGAATGGGTTTACAGTGCCCCCTGCGGCGTCCTGGACGTCCATATAGCCTCTGCCGCCGGTAAAGCCCTGTACCGTGTCGGCGATGGTCCCCCAGACTCCTTTCAGGGGTCCTCCCTGCGCTTCCAGACCACGCGCGGTCATTTCCGCCCATGGTCCCACCCCGTGGATCGCCGCCTTGAACCCCATCAGGGGATCGAATTCCTCTTTCCCGGGCGCGCCGAATTCTTCCGAAATTCTCTGTCTGCGTGACCGTTCAAGCATCCGGAGATCGTCCTGCGGTTCCTGGGTGGCTCCCAACGTACCGTCAAGTGCCGCGAATGGATCCTGGGCTTCGCCTGTAACGCTGGGTGCATTCTGGGGCATGCCCTCAACGGAAAATGAATCTTGGGGTTGAGCGATGGAATCCAAGGCAAATGTTCCGGCCATGGGCGCGCGTGGAGCTGCCGGCGCGGGAGAAGATCTGCCAAATTTCCGGTTGAGCCCGGCTGCGATCACGGAATCAGGAAGACCCTGGTACTCGGGGTATTTCGCCTTGACCAGTTCGAGGATTTTGTCGTCCGCCAGCGGTTGATACTCGGGGTGTGCGGATTTCAGTTCGTCGAGAAGCATTATTTCCCCAGGAGATCCAAGGGATCGGTGACAGGAGATGCGTAGGCTTTTCTGCTTTTGGCTGCTGCCTCATGCTCCGAGGCGGACTGTTCGTACCGTTCCCGGCGCTCCTTCAGGACCTTCAGGCGCTTTTTGATCTCATGTTCTCGATCGATTAACTTGTCCTGCCCGGGCCACGGCAAACCATGTTTGGAGCGGATCTCTTTCGTGATGGGGACGATTTCCTTTTGAAGCTTCGCTTCTTCTTCGATGATCGGCTTCACTTTTGCCCGGACGCCGACCGAGAATTCTTCGAGACTTTTCACCTGTCCTGCGTTGTACTGCGCTCGGCTTCTTTCCTTGGACGCCCTGATGGCGGTGTCGGGATTACCTTGTTCTCCGAATGCCCGGATGGTTTCGTCACTCGGGACCTGTCCTCCAAGAAGAGCCCTGTATCCTTCATTGAGAATTTTGTCCGTTTCAGCCATGTACTGATCGGCGTGAGGGGCGTACTGCGGATCGTAAATCGGATGACCTGCTGCGTCGATTTCGCCCGTGGGAAGTCCAGCCTGGGAAATCAGGTTGGCGCGGTTCATCTTGGCCGCTCCCAACTGTCCCCAGTATTGCATGTACATTTTTAATTTGTCCGCTTTTTCCTGATCGTTCTTAGCATTGAGAACGTCCTGATGATGCTGGTAAAGCGGTTGGATTTCCTTCTGCCACTGATCCATGGTGATTCTTTTCGTCCCCGGGGGCATGAAAGGTTCCACGCCCGGGTACTGCTTTCCGAGCGCCGAAACATCCAGACCGAGATCGTTCAACCCTCCGGTCATGGCGAAATTCAAAGCCTCGGGATCCTTGGCAAGTTCCTGGCTTTTCTGATCGGCAAGTTTCAGGGCTTCGCTGGTTCCGATTGATCTCAAATTCTTTATATAATCAAGACTTACCTGAGATGTCACGTCCCTGGCGTGTTTCTTCTTCTCCTCGCCAGACCTGAAGTCCCGTTCCTTCTGATACTCGCCCTGCTGGAATTCACGGGTCCTCTGCGTCTCCCTGGCCTTGGCGCTTTCTCCGGCGATGAAATCGAGGGTATTGCCGATCATCCCGATGGCTTCATCGTGGGAATGAGTGAACACGTTGTCGTTGGGCATTATAATTCACCTCCCCAGTCAACATTCTTTCCTGTCGTATCGCCGCCCGGATTGCCGGAAGGACCGATCTGTTTCTTGTTCTGCATATCGTATCGCCAGAGCATGAGCGCCTTGCTCAGCACTCCCAGGGGCGCCTGGGTCATGCTGCCGGTCCAGGCGGCCTTATTCTCGTCGAACTGATTGCTCGCGTTGGCCACGGCACCCTGGTACTTCTGCAATTCTCCCATGTAATCCATCTTGGATTGACGCTGAGTGGCAAACAATCCCTGGTCCGCTTCAGTCGACGCCTTGCCGATCCCGTACGACGATCCGGCCAGAGATGAAAGCACCTGTCCCGCGTTCAGACCTGAAGCCGCGCCGGCCTGTTTGATGGCCGCGATATTCCCAAGGTTCTCCGCGCGCGCGCCTGTGAGCATCCGGTTCCGTTCGCCGGCCAGATCGCCCTCGTCGAGTACGATGTCCTTCTCGAACTGCCGCGGATCCAGCATCCCCACCATGGGCCGCTTGGGTTTGTTAAGTAGACCCACCAGACTGCTCACCCCGGAGGCGATCGATCCGATTCCGAAAGGGCTCCCGATGAAATCGAGAATACCGGATTTTTGTTCAGGCATGACGTTCTCCTTAGTTTCAATCCACGGCGGGGAGGCAGAAGATCCCTCCCCGCCGATCGTAACTGATCCAGCGATCCTTAACTCGGGCCGCCGGCGACCTTCACCAGTTTGAATATCCCGTTCGCGGAAAGGCACACGCACGCGACGATGATCAAATAACCGATCAGACCGTCGGACGCCAGGTGAGAAAAACTGGCGATGAACGAAATGACGACCGAAATGACGACGCTGATCAAGGGCGCCACCGTTACCTTGACAAACGCCTCGATCGTCTTTTTGATCGTCTGTGTCACGGTCACCACTACGGCCGCCAGAAGAGCGATGATGCCCGTGAATTCCGGAGACAACCAGGTTGTTGGAAACATTGTACCTCCTTAAATTGCCGAACCGGCGCCGTCGGGATTAACCCGTCGGTGGACCGTCGGCGGTTCCGCCGTCGGCTTCGATCTCGGGATCACCATCTGGTACTTCCGGATCCGTGGTCGGGCCTGTGGCTTTGTTTTTGGATACTCGGGTGAACGATTTCGGATCCTGGGGATCCTTCCCCTTCGCCCTGGGTACGTTCGCGAATGCAACCTTCTGAGACTTGATGGGATCCGCTGTCTTGGAAATCACCAATCGTCCGGGGTACTGCGTTTCAAGAAGTACGGCGTCCGCGTCGGGAACTTCAGTCCACGCATTGCACTTCAGGGAGTATTTTCGGGGGTAGGCATTCACCACCCTTACCCCGTACGATACACCCTTGATCGTCGCGAGGGACCAGTCTTTCAAACGTACTTGCAATTCAAACTCCTTTCTGTAACCTTCGGGGCGGCGCGCGCAGACGGCGGAAGGAGGACGCGGCCGCCCCTTCGGTCATGTTGAGAGGTTTAGGTGACGATCGCGTCCCAGGTTTCGCTTTCGGACAGTCTCCACATATCCCCGGTGGTGAGATCGATAAGTTCCGATCCCGGAGCTACGTGGCCTCCGTCATTGTAGTGCGCGAAGTGAGACGTGGTGGGAACAAAGTCGACGAAAATCCTGATCGGGCAATTGCTCGCATACCCTTCCAGGATGATTTCTTCGATCCAGACATTCCCGGTGGCGCTGCTGAATTCGGTCGCCGGTCTGGTCAGACGAACCGAGCGCAAAGCGTTTCGAACAACGGTTGCCATATCTATTTCTCCTTAAACAAGTTTAGAGTGAATTAATCGTGAGTGGACTTGATACGGGCGGATCCGATATAAGCGGATCCGGGGACCTTTTTTGTAAAGCACACCCACCACGATATAACCGTGGCATCTCCTGAACCCGTTTGACCGTCGAAAATAAGGCGTAACCACGGGTAGGCGTTATAGAGCCGGTTATGAATGGCCGTCTCGGTGGTGCCTGCCGCGCCCCAATTGTCCAATGTATCGTTTTGGACGGTTCCTGCTTCCATCTGGTCTAAGCACTGACCTGAAGCGATCAAGCCGAGACGCCAGGTTTCAGCCGCGCCCAGGAAGATGGCGTATTCCGCGAAAACATTGACGTCTTCCTTGACCGCGGAGGCCGGGGAATTCGACGTGACCCCACCCACGTATGCGTGACCGGCGTTGCAATCACCGATATACATGGCTTTCGTGTACCAATTGGTCGTGGAATCGGTGAGTTGTGGCCCCATGATCCCGTAGAAAGTGACCTGGTACGCATCCTCGACCACGTACATGGTCCCGGAGTTGTAGTGATCGACAAGGGCGAAAGAACTGGCCGCCGGGAAAAGAACGGCCAGGATCGCGATGAAAAGAAGGATTCTTTTTATCATGATTTTACCTGTTTACCTTTCTGTCCCATTAGGCCAGGGACGGGGCTGCGGCGTATCCGAACACCTCGATACTGCCGTCGTTCACGATCGCGTCGCCGCGGGTGCCGTCGTCCTCGTTCCAGAAGTCACCCCTGGAAGCGCCTTCGATGGTGCGGTATGCGATCGCCTGGATTTCGTCATAATCCGCCATCCGTTTCTTGAACTCCAACGGCCGTCCGTAACCCTTGAATATGGCGTTCTGGCCGAGGATGTGAGACGACCAGCTGGTGTAGGACGCATACGAACGGAAGTCCGAGAGTTTCGTCGGACTCACGACTCCGTAAACCGGCAGGCTGGATGCGGTGGACAGCGGCCAGCAAACGGTGGCGGAATCGAAGATTGCGAAGCCGGACTGGAAATACTTCGCGCCGACGATGAACGGGTTGTCCTTCGCGTAGTTCTGCGCGAGGACGGAAGCCGACATATTCCGGAATTTGTCGTCCGCTTCCAGGTCCCTGATCATGTACGGGGGCATGACCCACATCCAGAAGGGGTTCCCGTCCTTCATGATCAAGGGAGCGGTCATCCTGACTTGCTCGTCGGACGCCATGGCGTCGAGAACCGCGACGCTCATCCTGTTCCCATTGTTGATCGCGTCAATACCAGCCGCGACCAGGTTCTCGTAGGCGGTGGTTCCGGGGTACACTCCGGCGGAGGCAATCCGGCCCTGCCCGATGATGAAGATGTTCGGATGACTGATCGCCTTGATGTTCTGCGTGTTGCCGGTGAATCGGCTCGACAAGAGAATGTTCCGGCTGAACCCGTAGTGCAGACCGTACGTCATCTGCAGGAATTCCTCCTGCTCGGCGTAGTGGCGCTGCAACTGCGGATAGGCCAGTTCCAGAAGCCGGTAATCCTTGGTCGTCTGTTCGGACATCGAACCGTCGACCGGCCTCACGCCCCAGCGGATCAGATCGATCGGGATGGTCGCGAAATTCATCTTCTGTTCCTCTTCGCGGCCTTCCAGCTGGGTCTTTCCGTACACGGGCAACCCATCCAGGTTCCTCATGCACGGGATCATCATCACGTCGCCCTGGGAGCGTTCCAGCTCATGCTGAAGAACGACCGGGCTTTCCACCGGGTGCGGATCGTTTCCGGGATTGACAACGACCTGATCGCCCGGCGCGGTGAATTTGGCAAACTTCCCCCAGAAGTGCCTGCCCAGGGATTTCCACTTCATCTGGCTGGCCAGGATTTTGGGTTTATTGCCGGTGAAACTTCTTTCCAACAGTGCCATGGTTAATTCTCCTTTTCGGAGAACACGCTACTTCTTAATCCTCGGCCATCGCGAGATATCTTTCGGCATCAACCGAAGGCATATTCACGATATCGAAGGCGGACAGTTTGGTCATGGGTTTAAGACCGGGTCCGCCCTTTTCCAGACCGGCGCCGGTGAGTTTACTGCCGGACGCTGCTGCATCGTCAATCGCTTTCTGCCTGTCTCTCGCGGCCTGAGCGCCCGGGGCTTCGTAGGTTTCGTTCAAGGTATTGAAGACCATTTTCATGGTCGCCTTGTCCACGACGCCTTCGGTATTCACCATCTCCGGATGCTTTCGCATGAACGCTTTCACCTTGTCGAATTCAGGGCTGGAATAAAAGTCCTGAATTTCCTTCGGTTGTTCAGCAAAAGGTTTTGCCGGATCCGTTTTGACGCTCAGAACCTCGGATGCGAAGGTAACGTATTCCTCCGCGGTTTTTTGTACGATCGTTTGGGCCTGAAGTTCTTTCGACTTTTCGGCCTTGATTTTTACCTTCTCGTCCCAGATGGTTTTCCGAACATCAAATTCCCGCTTGTCCGCCATCAATTCGGCGTACTGCGTCGGGTTTGATGTTTTCATTTCCTCCAAGTCCTCCTGCGAGGGCATTTCGGGCGGTTTCGGTTCCTCCTGGGCATCCATTTTTTCGCGAAGCTCATCCCTCTCTCTCCTGGCCGCGGCTGCTTCCTCGGCCTTGTCATGAGCCATTCGCTGCGTGTCGGCCAAGCGCTGTTTCAGGACCGCAGGATCGTCCTCGTCCTTCTTGTCTACCGGTTTCGTTTTCGCCGCTTCTTCGGCGGCCGCTGTTGCAGCCGCTTCCGCCGTGGGATCCGTCTCCGGCTTCTTGGCCTCTGCTTCCAGCTGTTCCGGCGACATACCGGCTGGATCTTTCAATTCGTCTGGCATGAAAATCCTCCTTCGATTTGCTTCCGGCGAGTGCTCATGGTGGTTTTAACCCCCGGCGGGGGCAGACCCCTGAGCGGCCGTAAGCTGGTTTGTTGCTCCTGCCATACCCAATATGGATTGTACTTCGGCAAGTGCCTGTTGTCGTTGCATCCCTCTGGCCATGAATTGCTGAACCTGTTTCAGTCTGGCCTTCATGCTTTCGAGATTCCCGAGATCGACGTCCTCCAACCACCATTCGACATCGATCGAGATCGCCGCTGCCTGCGGTCCGAAAAGAGTCGTGACCGTGTTGACCAATTCCTGCTTCATGAGGAATTTTGCCTGCTGCATCGTCGGGTTCGTCGGTTCGGTCGACGGGAAGATCGCGTACTTGCCGACAGATATATCATTGAAGATCACGTCTCCCTGCCGCTGGTTGATCTGAAGGAACTCGATTTCTTTCCCTCCGAGAATCGGGATGACCTTCGATGAATTATAAAACCGCTGGATCAATTTGACGCCCCGGTTCCAAAGGTTGTCCTCCATCTTTTGATAGCACAGATTGATCGGCAGAAGTGCCTTCTGTGCCTGCTGAAGCCTTTGCGCGTACAGGGAAGCGTTCTCCTGAGTGGTCTGCGTCTCGCCGCGCAGGTTTTCCGTGATCGACAGAATCTTATGGAACAGGCTGAATGATTCGTTCGCCTGATTCGCTTCAGCCATGGGAATTTTAGAAGGATCCATGCGCTCAAACACGTCGCGGATCGAATGACCGGTTTTGACCAGGATCTCGATTCCGGGCTGGGACGTCCTATTTTTGATCGCGTTGTAATTCTCGATCGCGGACGGCTTCATGACCACGCCGGTGCTTCCGGCTTTGTTCAGCACGTCGAGTTCACGGTTCTTCCGATCGTTGAAATCCAACTGCGGTCCGCGACCGCTTTTCGGAAGACCGAATTGATTCTGGAAATCCGGAGCGTAGATCGCATACGCGGAGAACGGGAAATAATTGAACATCCCGTCCTGGATTTCGTTCTCATCCTCCGAAAGGAAAAAATGGACTCCGGGGATGATGTAGGTTTTCATAACGACCGGAATGTTCTTGGCCGAAATGATCTTCCATTGGGGCATGGCCCGTTGGATCAATCGTCTCTTAACGGGATCGAGTTGCAGGATCTCGCGGTCCCCGTTGGCCGGATTGATCAGCACGTCCGCGTCCCGGTACTCGCGCCATTGGAATTCGATCACGCGATACTGCCCGTTCACCAGATCGACAAATTCCGTGCTGCGCCATGCGTTAAGACCCGGATCCGCGTTCATGAGAAACCGAGACTGCTCTTCATTCATCAGAATCGGCTTCAGAGTCGATTTCCAATTCGGCCATTTGTTCAGGATGTCGGTCGTATCGAACCACTTCGTCCGGATCTGATACTGACCATCCATCCCGAGAATGTCCTGCGCGCGCGAATCGTACATCATTTCCTTGTTCTGAATCGAATAGACATTGGCGGATCCTTCGAGCTCTTTCTGGTTGTTGTACTCGATCGTTGCCCATCCGCGCTTGATCAGACCTTCCACGTATGTTTTGATCATGGTCATTTTGTAATCAGACTGGACTTGAATGTATTGGCAAATCTTTTCGTAGATCCTGGATATCTCGGGCGATCCACCCCAGTACCCGTACACTTTCATGCGCGACTTCGTGACGATGAATTCCCCGACGACGTGATTGAACACCGGAAGGAACAGGTTGAAAACGTTCGTGGGGCGTTTAAGTTTCTCGTAATACTTCTTCTGCTCGGACGTGTAATGGTTTCCCATCAGGAGATCATAACCCTGATTCATTTCTTCGTACTCGGTGACGGCTTGACTGAGCGCGTTCATGTAGCATTTCATGATCATGGCCATGCGCTCGGTCTGTACTTGAATGCTGGGAAGTGCCATGTCGTATCTCCTAAAGCCAGGGATCGACCAGATGAATCAGGTCTCTGCGGTACATGATCGGTCTCATGCGCACGAAGGCGTTTTTGATGGCTGCCTTTTCGTCCGTCATGGTGGTAGAATCGCCGCCGCCGGCTTCGATCAGGAATTTCGAATCCTTGCAGATCGCGATGTGCGTCGGAGCGAACGGAACGCTCCCGAAAAAGGCCAGAACTCCCACGGTGGGTTCGGTGACGATCTTCGAACGGAAGATGGTGAGGATCCCCCTGGCGTTCTCCCGTTGGGCATACGAGAACACTCCCATTCCACGGAGTACCTCAGATATGAAACCCGAGCAGTCGAATCCGAATATGGGATCGTCACCCGCTCCGACGGAAGAACCCCAGTAATACCGTTTGCCGATGAAACGCTGGGCGTACTCGATCGCCGTGAATGCCAATGGTTCGTTTCTCATGTTTTGCTCAGTAATTTCAGGACGGTTTGAAGGGTGTCGTTGATGTTTCTCAGTTCAGTCACAATGCCCGCATGTTTCGCGTTGCAAGTATCCTTGAATACGAGATCTTCCGGGTCTAACCTGGCTGATGCACGCGATTTGATTGCCGTCATGGCCACCTGGGCACCTGCGAAGCAAAATCCCCCGAATGCTATCCCGACTCCGATGTACATATCCGCGTTCATGAAGCATTCTCCTGTTAAATAATTACTTACCGTGACTACATTAAGCCGTCATTGCGGCGGTTCGTCCTGTCTCGTACAGGTTTACTCCGTCTGATGTCCAGTGAATACAGAATATTTTGGCGGTCACCGTACCTGTTGCCAATGTTCCAGTAGGTTTAAACCCGCTGCCAAAGGTGATTGTCCTGCTGGTTGTTCCGCTTGTCAAGATCATAAGTACAACATGCTTCCCTGCTGCCGGCACGGTGGTCGTATATGTGGCCGTTGCAGTTGGAGTCACCTTGACAACATCATTCGTACCGAATGCCATTGCCGTGGCACCGTTCTCTAAAAGCGCGTAGACAGGATTACTGCCGCCCGCATGGGAATGCGTGGAAATCACTCCGGTCAGTTTGGCTTCGATCTCCGCCTTGGTGATATCGCTGTTCTTCTGGGCGTTTGACGGAGCGTGAGCCGCGGTAACGTGCGTTTGGATGTTGGAGTTGGCCGGTTCCTTCCCGGCAATGGCTGTGTTCTGTGCCGCTCCATCGTGGTCAAGACTATTTGAGTGATCAAGCGAATTGCTGTGATCCAAGCTGTTTCCGTGTTTTTTGCTGATCGCATCCGCCACCTCGGTATCGGCCTTCACCGCGGAAAGAGTAGTCTTCCCTGATATTGCCGTGTTCTGCGCTGAACCATCATGATCAAGAGCATTTGAATGCAGGGAACTCAGATCCGGCTTGTCTGTCAGTTCAGAATAGAGAGTTGTTCCTGGAGCACCCGGAGGCCCGGGAGGACCCGGGGAACCCTCAACTTCCTCAAGATCGGCTTCCGTAACGAACTTCACGGTTGGGGGTGCATCGTAAATAACAGACAGGGCTATTTTCAAGCGTCTGTTCTTCGCGAGTTGTTCTTCCAATTGCCGCTTATCCATCACAATCCCGCTGCCGTCAATCTATCTTCGGCATCCGTCATTCTGGTTTCCAGGGATGCAATTCTGGTTTCGAGCGCCGAGACCTGATACTGTTGGTCGCGGACCTGTTCGTCGAAGTGCTGCCCGGTTCGTTCTTCATTAAGCCGGCTTCTTTGGCTTTCGGATGTGATTTTTACCGGTCGATCAGGCATTAAGATTCCAGTCTTTCTGTTTGATCAACAGATTTTTAAATGTGAGCGTCCGACTGGTGGACGGGATGGTCGATATCTCCGGATGGAGAATATGGAACATTACCGGAGTGTCGACCTCTATGTACCCAAGAGCTCGTTCCTCCATCCTGAACTGGATGTAATCCACGTAAGCGATACCCTGGCCGGCCGTAAGAGGGATCACCTTAACCACGACATAGAGACTCGTGGAAGACAGGGGTGCGCGGACTTCGATCAGATCCCACCCTCCAATGGCGCCAACCGTGAATTCTCCGTACAAATCGTCATCGGTACCGTTTCCAATTCTTATTTTGAAAGTTGCCGGCGTGGGAGTGGTATTAGATCGAACCGAAAATTGAATTTGAAACTTTCCTCCCACAACCCCGGTGAATGCCCGAGAAGCGTATCCGCCGTTGACCGTAGATTGAATCTTCAGACAATTTCGTCCGTTCACCCCCGCTTCAGCCTCGTTCGAAATCGTTGCATTCACGCCCGTGAAGGAGCCGGTTCCTGTTTCAAAATCCTCCGTCACCGTGGCATAATCCTGCAGATCCAATTTACTTTCATGATCGACGACTCCGTCCGATATAAGTTTCAGATAAGGTCCTGCCGTGGACCATACGGCGTTTGAAACACCGTCAACGATACTCCGGAGGATCTTTTTGAATTTATGTAGATTCGACCGTCCCAACTCCCTGCCTTTAAGATAGAGCCTCATGGATTCATCGTCCGTGCCCGCGGAGCCCTTGCTGTACGTTTTCGTGGCCGTGAAAACGATCATGTCCCCGTCGTAGTCCGTGAAGCCGCCCAGAAGCGTGTACGCGATCTCGCGCACGAACCAGTTGTTGTATTCCATCTGCCAGACGAGGATATGCGTCGAATCGAGTACGAACCAGACTTCCTTATTAATCCGATCGAACGTGATGAACGAACTCGCGCTCACGTGCGCCAGGTAGTACTTCCGGAGGTTCGCTTTGGAGATCACCGGTACCGGTGATCCGGACTGGAATGAATAAGCGTCGTCCTTGTCCATGAAGATCAGCACGCCGTCGATGACGATGAAACCTTTAATCGGAAACAAACCACGGTGTTCGAGGCCGATGTCCAGATAGAACCCGCCGTTCGAGTACTGGACCTGAGTGATCGTATTCTCCTTCAGGCAGACGATGCGATCTCCGATGTTCAGTACGACCTTATTTGAATCAGCGTCGCCGGATTTGTTTGGCGCCACCAGAATGTCCGGATGCGAATCCGGCTGGTACACGGGACTGTACCGGAGTTGGTCCGCCTGTTCATCCTCGGTTGAAACCAACCACGACCGTTCCCCGACGAATGCCATGTGTGAGGATCCGCAGTCAAGGGATTTGGTTCCGGCGGGAATCTGAGAAATGGCATAGAATTCATTCGCCAGCGTCGTCGGATCGAAAACGACGGTGAAAAAATAACCCGTCGCCGCATTATATTCGTGGAATCTTTCCACTTCGACGATGGATTCAAGATATCCCGATCCCAATGAAACATCAAACGGTATCGACGCGATGGGAACGGAAAGTTCGATGTAAAAATACGAAGTATCGATGCCGACGGCCGTTATAATCGCGCTCCCGAGATCACCCGCCAAACCCGAGAAAGATATTTTTCTTCCCATCAGGAGGTAATTATCGCCAAATAACGTTATGTCAGCAACATCATGATTCAAATACAGTCTTTTCGGATGAGTACTGTCGTAATAGAATTTTTCATGGTTTGCGGTGCGAGCATATTTATAATTGGTGATTTTATCCAGAAAATCGACGTACTCCTTTTCGTAGAACGTTAATTCGTTTTCTTTTTTCGTGGTTCCCACGACCTCGGACGCATTCACGAACATGAAACCCGTGGACCGGGCGTTGGGGTTTGAAGTGTCCGGCCATTTGGCGGGATTCGAGAGATCGGCTCCGGGGAGTTGCAAAGTCATCCTCTGCCCGATCGTTTCGGCTATCCCTCCGTCGTTCATGCTGGTCCAGAAACCGTCTCCCGGATCGATATCGCCGCCCCATGACGTGTAATCCGGATTATTCAAAAGCGTGTATTGCGCGCGGTCGTACAGGTTTGAAATTCTTGGAAAAAAATACATTGCGTTCGCCAGAGCCGCGCCGAATCCGGACGACATCTCCCACCAATTCGCGCTCCAAAATCTCCTGATGGAAATCGGAACCAGGTTGGCGGGTTTCAGGTACCATCCGTCGAACGAGATACTGGCTTGCTGAAAAACCTGCACAAGGTCCACCAGGCAAACTCCGTCACTGTCGTTTTCAGACGGGATGATCGAGATATAAAGACTTGTTCCCGTCGTTGTGAATTCGTCCGATTCCAAATATGCCCAATCGCCCCATACCTCTTCATTATCCGCAACCGTGACGGAATCAAAAACGGTGATTTCGAATGTAACCGGGTCCACGTCGGTGATGTACGTGTAAACTCCTCCTATCGTGATATTCATTCCAATGTTAAAAGGTGCGATGTTGTGAACCTTTACGACAGTGCCCGTCAGGGCTCCGTCGGTGGTGGTTTTGTAAGACAATTTCACCACGTCGTATTCGTAACCACCCAGGGTCTTTCCGATCTTCACCAGAACGTCGCCCTGATCACCCGGGGTGGCGTCGGATCTGCGAACGTGCAGGCGAACCCGGGTTTTTGTAGCATTCGCGACGGTCAGTAATTTGTAACCGTTGGCATTATTTGAACCATCCTCATCGATTTGAAGACAATCCGAACCCTTCGCAACCGTGGCCGACGTCACTTGCGTCACCGCGGCTCCGGTTCCGCTCGTCCATCCTTCCACATCCGTCTCGAAATCACCTTCGTACTTCAGTTCCCATGCGTCTTCGAGTATCGTTCGTTTGATGTACCCGTACCAGAGCGGGCAATCCGTAACGACTCCAGCCGTCGTTTTTATCGGTCCAACGATCCTGATGACGCCCCGGAAGAAGAAAAATTTACACGTCACGTCCGAGGGTATCGTAACGTCCGCCGGCATCGTCAGTGCGGATCCGAGTGCTTCGTTCTCGTACCCGTCTCCGTCTCCGGCGTGATAATCCACACGGTAAAGACTGGTGCCGTCCTGGATCAACAGAAATCTCGATCCCGAGTTATCCTCGGTGAATTCCTCGACGGCCTTGAATGCCGTGCCGCCGATGGATTCATGGAAGCGTTCCACGTTCGAGAGCGATCCGAACTTATTCATCCGGCAGTTGATGACTTCCTGCCATTCGTTTTCTTTGAGAAGATGTGGTTCCACGTCCGATATCATCGGACCCGGAAGGAAACGTTGATCCATCAATTCACCCATCCGTATGCATCGGGAGTGCCCGGCGCCGGATCGCCCGGCAGGACCAGGTCCTTGTCTTGATCCGAGTCGAACGAATCCGCCATTTTATTTTTCATTTCGTTGTATTCGTTCACGTCGTGCTGGAATCCGGGGTAGTTCTGCTTGAGTTCGATGCACGCGCCATAATAAAGCGCCTGGTCCAGCGCGCGATCGGTCCACTCGGGCACATTGATCTCGCCGGCAAGCAGATCCGCGTCGGCCTTGGTGACGAATACCTTCCCGCTCGAGTAGAAGTACATCGTAATCACGCTGGTGGCGTCGATCCCTCCGAAGTAGATTTTCCCGCCGTCGATCGTGTAGGTATTGGGTTCCGTGGGATCGAATTCGTCCGGCTCGCGCCAATCGCAATCCGGATCCAACTTGTACAGTTTCATGAACCATCGCGGCAGCGTCCAGTACGCAACGAATGTCCCCAACGTCGAGAAGTCCATCTCCAAGCTGTCCTTGACCAGGCGGTACTCCTTGCACAGTCGCCAGTAAAGTCTCTGCAGGGTACGCTGGATGTGAGGATAATACTGCCACCGGTTCCCCTTGGGGTTTTCTATCCGGAACGATATGTCGTCGATGTATTCATTCAACATGGTTTCTGTCCCCCATACATCCATAGTGTCCGCGGATTCTCCGGGAGTGATATTATCGAGTGATCCGGAGGTGATGAATGCGAATATGTCATAGACCCTCACCTCGGGACCGCTGACCCGGACTTGTATATTGGCATCTTCCGTCCATGAGGCCGCCGTGACCGTTTTTTCGAGAATTCCATCTTTGTAAAATTTAAATTCAGTATCCGATTTTCTGATGACCATCAACTCTACTTCCTTGTCGACCGTCCAGGCCGTGGCACTTTCAAATGTGGCTCTGAAATAATATCTTTTTGTGTTGATGTGGCTAAGTACGGAATAAACGGTACCCAGAACGAAACCGATAAACATTCCAAAATAGGCGGATGTCGCTTCCATGAGTTTGGCGCGAACGTAGAATCCCGCTCCCACGCCGAACTTCAAAACCGACGTTATGGAACCGTCGTATGGAGATTGATTTTCATAGGAGTCAACCTCGATATATCCGTCATGTTTGTACGTGTAGTTCGGATTCAAGACCGTCCATTTTCCCGATGTCTCGAGATCGTTTATCAAGCCTCCTTCATCCTCGAGCAGAAAAACTTCCGATTTATTGGATCGTAGAATCGCCGCAACATTATCAAAAAGCAGATATATGGTTCTGCCGGCTGCTTCTTTGGATGGTACTCTGAACCACCAGATCGAACTCACGCCCTCGACATACGAAAAACGGTATTGAGCGACAGGCGTGACTCCATCATTGTCTATGAGACTGATATCGGAGAAGTCGGGATTCATTCCTTCTTCCCACGCAACCGTTATAACCCCGTTGTAATTGATGATTGAATTCGTGGAAACGGGCAGTATGACGGGTTTATATCTTACCCAATCCATGATTCACTTCCGTGGTATTTTAATCCTGAGCCAGTTTTTCACGGACCGGTACCGTAATGCCCATTTCGGCCTGGATACCCATCATGATTCCATTGAGGATATCTGAAGCCGCCTCCTTCTTGTACCTTCCCGCCTTTGCCAGGAACCACATGGTCGTATCGATGATCATATTGTGGTACTCGGCCGGGATCAGACTCCACAGGGCTCCGTACGTGGTCTGGTTGACGACGGTTGCCGGGGAGACCGTGGCCAATTTGGTGGCGCCCACGTAATCCGTGATCCGGAACACCATGGGCGCCGTCAGGACACCGCCCGTATTCAGGTACAGCGTCAATTGATAATCGTTGTAGAAATCGTCGATCGCCAGTGCGTCGGGTGAAAGCGTCACGGTCGCAGCCGAAGCATAAGTCATGGCCCCCTCGATCATGGGCACAAGGCGTTTCCGGTACCGGATCGTATACGCCGTGCCGCCGCCGCCGCCGAAGACGGGGTAAAAGATGATTTTCGCACCTTCGTGGACGAAAGCGGGAAATTCAGCCGTCCCTGGGTGGTTGACCGATCGTCCGATCTGCGGCCGGTGTTCCACGGGCACTCGTTCGCACGGGATTGTCGCGCGCGTGCAGTCCATGATCATCAGCATATCTCCGGTCAGGGCAACCTCCGAAACGGATACTCCGGTACCGGCGATCGTTTTCACCAGCCATTCGCTCATCAAGGTCATGAGAAGCTGGCTGAGTTTGTCCTGGGCCATGTTCGTGTACCGCTTGAGCAGCGCCACGCCCAATTCCCCCTCCGTCATCAATCCCGTGAGATCCCGGGTGGTCGACATGATTTCCTGCATATCCATAGTAGTCTCCTGTGCCTTGCGGCGTTAATCTTCCTTGGACTCAGTCTTCCCTGTAAATATCTTTTTCCACGGAGACCGGCGCCTCCTCGGTGGAAGGGTTGTACAAACCGGCCGTTGCGGAAACCGCTTCCTCCGGGAGCTCCCACGACGTTTCCGGCGGTGTGGAGGCCACTTCCTCGGCCAGCACGTCTGCCACGGTCTCCGGCTTCGGGAGCTCCACGTAGATGGTATTGCAATGGTCTTCGAGCACGCCGCAGGGCTTGAACCGGATCCGTTTCCTCGCCGGCAAGGAAATCCTTTCCCTTGGTCCGCGAAAAGATGTTAACCCCTCGAACTCGTACGCCTTTTTTTTGTCGATCAGGAACGTCCCGAATTCCTTGATGCTGATCCGTCCCTCCGCCTGGGTATCCATAATGTACTGCCGGAGCGAGGCGAACAGACAATTGATCACCTTCTCCGTCACGTCCCACCGGACGCCGGCCATCCGCGCCGTCATCCGCAGCAGATCGTCCTTCCTGAACGACCTGCCCTCTATCGCGTCGCTTTTCCTTCTGCGGCTCATATCACTTCCCGACCACGATTATACCCTCGATTTCCTTCTCGAAGTCCGCCGCGAATATCGCCGCCCGAGCGGGGTCGTAGTTCTCCACCAGGCACACGTACTCGCACGTCTTTTGTATCAACGCCGGCCACAAATGGGGTCCGAACGGCACCGGGTGCGATACGTCCACCGCATCCCCGAACCCGAGATACTGCAACCAGAACCCGTCCGTCACTTTCGCCGAGCTCGGCAGCGGCAACACGGCAATCAATCCCACCCCGCCCGTCGAGGGGATTCCATAAAAATCACTCACGTGCGTGTACACGGGATTCGCCGTGGTCGGCATGTGGTTCAAACCCGTGGGGGGCCATTGATCCTGCGGTATCCACTCGCAAGGAATACCCAGTCCAGAGGATGGGATCGTCCCAGAGTAAAGTACCCTCACGTTCAACCGCCTCACAAAATCAACCGGAACCTCCTGGCAACCTATCAACTCCAAATCCAATACCACACTCTTGATGCACTGAGGAACATACGCAGCCGGTAACCTGTTTATCATGTGCTTGATCGCCCGGTTCACACTCTTCCCCACGTTCATCCGGTCGTAATCCTGAGCCTCAATCTCCAATAACCCCGAAACCTCAGCGCATAACTCGGCGTAAGTCATGTCGATATCCTCGGAAACCAATTCTTAAATATTAAAGAATCATAATGAAAAGATTGGAAAATTCCTGGGAAATTTTGGGAAAACAGCGCGGTGATAGATAAAGTATTATCCTTTAATGATGAAAGGGACGGGCAAATAGGAAGGGTAGTGAGGCGACCCGTCATAATATCATGGATCGTTCCATGCGCCGCCGGAGTCCCGTTCCATCGGGACACCTCCCCTATAAGTGAATCATTATATTGGTCATACTTAATACATGCAGGTATACATAATGCAGGTAAGGGCACGTACAGCAGGGTAATGATCAGACAGAGCAACAGGACGGCAGGCAGGCGTACAACACGCAAGCAATCAAGGGCATGGACAGGGTGCAAGTGATGACAAGTAAACATTACATCCTCTGCTGGTATACATACTATGCTTTTATGCGAACATCAAATGATATGTCAGATGATAAGTTATTTTATTCTAAGGCTTCAACTTCCTGGCGCGTTTCTTCAGCCGAGACAGGCGCAAAGAAGCCGATCTTGGCTCCATCCGAGTACCAGCCCTTGACCTTGGAAGTGATCTCCACGGCCTTAAGCTGGATATCGGGTGCCTCAAGCCGCACGATCCCACCCGTCAAGGTGAACGTTTCGCGCTTTGCATTGAGTAATTGAGACAGTTTTCCCAGTACCGTCAGGTCATCCAAGCCTACAATTCCCATCAGTTCTTGGAAGTCGGTACGGTGCGAGAAGTCATTTAAAATTTGAGAAGCATGACCTTTATTTACATGTGCCTTCTTGCACGATTCTTCAAGTTCAAGAGTTGTTAAAAAATAATATAAGAAACGACGGCTAACAAGCGTCAAATGCATAGCTTTTAATTTTTTGTAGATAGGATCGGTTGTCGGACGTTGGAGGGATTCTATTGCTTGATTGATCAGGTTCGGCGGTTTAGGCTGATAAGACTGAGCTTCTTGACCTGCTTCCGGTGATGTATTCGGGGGATCGTTCATACCGGAAAGATATCCCTTTGATCCGGTTTTGTCAATGCTTTTTTATTTACGTTAAATACGCATTATTTTATAATATTTATAAGTCTTTTGTTTTGTGCGTGAACAAAGTTATAGATTCTTCTTGACATTGACAGCTTGTTGTTATATATTACATACCATGAAACAAGGCTATTACACTTCTTCTCTTCTTTCTCATCAGACGGCGGGGGCGCGCTTCGCGCGTCTCCGTCCCACCTTCTTCATTCAATCAGCAGTTTCTGCAAGGGGAGATCATGCAGGTTAAAATCGTTATGAGCTTTGATACGGCTTTTCAAGCACATTGTTTGCTGAAAGCTTTGGCTGATAATTTAACGGTAGCAGTAAACGTCATGCGTGAGAGATCAGAACCAAACCAGCAACTATCATCAGACATTCGTAAAGACGGTTGTTCTTGTTCTTTTAATCTTACGAAGTAGGGGGCCCCGGATGAAAAACGCGAAAAGCAGGTTTCTGGACAAGCGGGAGGGAGGATGGCGATTGAGGGACAGGTACGAGGGATTGAAGCATTATCTGGAGCTGGAAACGGTCGAAATATGGCCGAATGAGGATACATACTTGAACGCAAAGGCTTGTGAGCAGGCCGGTATTGAACGCTCTTAACCATCACCAAACAAGGGGAAATAACATGAAAAACATGAAAGCCATCAGCACGTACACGCAAGAACAGGCTCTTGATGACGGGAATTTGATCGAGCTGGGTAAATTATCAACCGGTCAAAAGGTCGTCGTCACATCGGCCTTGTTTGAATCTTTCAAGCGCGAAAAAGGGATGCTGAGCGATGAATCAGCTGCCGAATTGGACAAGCTGATTCAGCACGGGGTTGAAATGCTGAATATACCCGCAATTCAGGATAGCGAATCCATGAAATTACGCGCAATCGAGCCGAATATCTGGGTTGTCGCGGACGGAAACGGCTTGACGTTCATGAGGCCGGACGATTATTGAACCCCTTGTAACCGCTGGGCGCGCTGCGCGCGCGCCACGAGCCAGATTAAAGGCGCGTCCAGCGGGTTTTTTATATGTTTACGGTTTTTTCAACCTGAAAGGATTTGATCCATGTACGTTATCACAAACGATAAAGGGCTTTTCGTTTCAAGATTGCAGAACGGCCACAGTTACACAAAATTCCTGCAGCACGCGAAGCCATACAAAACCATCGAGAAAGCCAAGGCGGATTTATGCCCTGAGAATGAACACATCCAAACCATTGACGGATTTTTTGAGAGGTAAACTATGAGCCTTAAATCAACCATCGAAAAGAATGAGCGTATCTATCAGCTTGAAAACGCGCTCCGGGATAGTCTCGCAACCATAGAAATCTTTTACAGCCATTACGACGAAAAGCTCACTGAGGGGGAATCGCAAATGATTCGGCACTCTATCGCGCTTTCCCGTAAAACCTTGGAGGGATAGCTGTGAGTTCTCCAAAATACCGTATCAGCTCAAGCGCTGAGGGTTTCGGCTGCTATTTCGTAGAGGAATTGAAACCCAAGGCCGGACATGAAGCATACGACGAAATTCATCCTCTTGAAAAAGAGGAAGAAATCAGAAAATGCCTCCAAGAGGCGCTTAATAATTTTGATTCTTGGAGACTCAGACAATAACCATCCGTCCGGAGAAATCAATCCCAGCGCGGAAGATCGGGCGATTACCCTGCAAATGACCGAGGCGGGAAAGTTGCTTGGGATCCCCGTGCTGGATCACGTCATCGTAAACACGGAACCGGAGGGGGATCTTTTCGAACCGAAAATCCGTTTCTACTCATTCGCAGAAAAAGGACTCATAAAACCATAAATAACAGGAGGAGCACCGATGGAGTCAAGCATCAATGAAACGGGGGACAAGTTGACGTTGATCGTCCCGATTGACAAGTACGGAAAACCCTCAAAAAGCGGCCGGTCGATGATACACTACATGACCGAAACGGGAAAGTGGGACACACTTGCGGCCACCCTGGGGGGAGGAACCCTGAACGCCAAGGTCACAATAGCCCGCTTCGAGCCGAGGAAACCACGGCAGACGGCAGCGGAGCAGGAACACGAGCCAGCGTAAAAAGTCCCCAAAAAAAGAGAAAGGAGCATGGAGATGTTAATATTTTTGAAAGACGAAAACGAGGAATGGGAACGCCATGAGGGAAGTTTGACCGATTTAAAATCCGCACTCGACAAGCGAAATATCAGCATCGGCGACAGGGCCAGCATCGGCGACTGGGCCAGCATCGGCGACTGGGCCAGCATCGGCGACTGGGCCCGCATCGGCGCAGGGGCCCGCATCGGCGCAGGGGCCCGCATCGGCGACTGGGCCAGCATCGGCGACTGGGCCCGCATCGGCGCAGGGGCCCGCATCGGCGACTGGGCCCGCATCGGCGACTGGGCCCGCATCGGCGCAGGGGCCCGCATCGGCGCAGGGGCCAGCATCGGCGCAGGGGCCCGCATCGAAAAAACATACGATGCCCTTGTTGTGGGACCAATTGGATCGCGTAACGCATACACCACGTTTTTCCGCTCAAAAGAAGGAATCGCCGTAAATTGTGGCTGCTGGGCTGGGATGATTGCGGAATTCCGTCAGCGTGTCACTGATACCCACAAGGGCAATGCACACGAAATAGTCTATCTTGCCGCATGCGACTACGCAGAGGCCGTTATCCTCAACGCCAAGGTAACAATCGCCGCATTCGAGCCGCGCACGCCGAGAAAGCCGGACGTGCCCGAGAATGACGGCGGAATCTGAAAGGAAGGAAAGGAGTTGGGAATAGCATGATTTAATAATCAAGGAGTACTGATCATGTGGAAACCGAAAATCGTTATCGTCACGGAGGGCGGGAAGGTGGTCCAAGGGTTCACTCAAAACAAGAATGCCGGACAGATAGAGGTACTGGAAGCGTCAGGAACGACATACTATGAGCGAATCAAAGAAGTCCGACAGACCATGCATCCGGCGCAGGTCCGCGCGTGGACAATCAAGGAAGGGGATAAAAAGCCATGAACGAAACACAGCTGTTGAATCGGAAACAAAGGATTGAAAAACAGTTCAGGGAACCCTTTGTATCTTCAAAGCTCTCGAAGGATGCGATCAGGCACATCAACAGGGCTCATAAGAAATACGAGCTCGGCAAAGCAAAGGATTTTTTCGAAATCACTCCGGAAATGGTGGCGTATCTGGATGTCTACCTTGGGAGGGATCTCATCCGCTTCACCAAGGAAGCACAGCACATCTTCAAGCTGGACAACAACCAAGGCTACATGCTCTTGATGACATGGGCAAACGATCGGTTCCGGAAGTACGGCAATCCCACGGTGAATAATCTACTGCCAATCACTCACCTACCATAAACCAAAGGCGCCGGGGCTCGGCTCGGATAAGCTGGCCCTTTGATGTGCTGGGTTCCGGCGCCGGAAAGGATTTTTTATACATTCTTCGTTTAGATTTGAATTAATTTCTCTTTATCTTATCCAAAAGGAGAATGCCCATGAAACCAAACCCGCCACTTTACTGCGCATCGTGTAAAATAAGAATTCCGAACAGAGCCGACAGATTAATACGTTATTGTAAAAAATGTTTTTTAGAACTCCGCTGCAAAAACTGCGGCCAAATTTTACCAAAAAATAAATCTCATAAATGCCGATCTGTTGATTTGATTAAGAATAGGTTATGTTTGAAGTGTGGGAAAAACCTTCGCTATGATGGCTGGGAACGATACAGCAAAATATGTTCACAATGCGGAAAAAAGAAATTTAGGCAGCATGAACGGGAAAGGCGCAAAGAATTGAGATTATTATTTGGAGGAAAATGTCAAATCTGTGGGTATAATAAATGTGCCGACGCTCTTCATTTCCATCATAAAAATTCAAAAGAGAAATATATTTGGAACGTTAAAGGCAAAGGCGGAGCATCCATTAGGGAAGTGAAAAAATATCCCGAAAGATTCCTCCTTTTATGCGCTAATTGTCATATAGGACTTCATAGCAAAGAAAGGAAAATAGAATGAATCGACAAATTATTTATTTACAAAAAAACAATAAATCGGTTGTTTTTGCTGATAAAATTATATTACCTCGATCTTCTCGGCTCCTGAGAAATCATTCTGAAAATTTTGGATGGGGGGATTGCGGTTCCGGACCAGCTCAACTCGCTCTCGCCCTGCTGATGGAATTCTCCGGACAGAGAAAGTTCTGGTGCCTGCAGAATTACCAGCAATTCAAGGTGGATGTGATCGCCCTGCTGCCGGATGGTGACGCGCAGCTGCCCATCAGCGTCATCAAGAAGTGGGTGGCAGATCACCTGGTCAAGGAGGGGCCGGGTCTGAAACCAATCTGAAAGCATTCCGACAGAGGGAAAGAAAAAAAGCCGTCCGATATTCAGGACGGCTTTTTATTGGGAGAGGAATTCAGGGCGGATCTTCCGCTTTTTGCTCTGCATCATACAGCTCTTCGTTGTACAGCGTCTCATAAATCATGTCACGCCGGAAGATGCAGGTCCGCGGGCGCATCGCGGTTATAAAACATTCGTACATCCCGAGCATGGTTAAATATTCTTTCAGCTTTTGGACCTGCGCCAACAACAAAACCAGGTTAGTGCCAGGGTGTTCGTGTTTTTCCTCGCTGGTCTGAATCATGGTGATCACTTCCTCAATCAGCATCATCAATAGGTTCTTCCAAAGACCGCGCGCGATCAGGTCCTTGGCTTCGTCCTCGGTCGGGATCATTCCTCATACCCCTCGACGCCGGGGATCCCGAGATCCTTCCCTTTGACCGTGCGCGCCAGCTGGTTCAGTTTGGCTATTTCGATGGAAGCATACCCACGAAAGTTCGCAACCTCAGCCAGAGCTCCGTAAAACTTACTGGCATCCACCACCCTCGCGAACCACTTCTTCCCGAACGTTCGCTGATCCAGCTTCGGGCCAGCTGCCGGCGCCGGGACCGTCTCGGCCGCCCGGGTTATTACCGTTTCCGCTTCCTCGGTCTTGCCTTCCCTCTCGAGAGCTGCCGCCTCCGCCAGGCGTTTGTCCTGGAGGTCTTGGGCTGCCTTTAGACGCTTAGTTTCCTGCTCTTGCTGATATCCCTTCATCGTGGATTCCAGCTTTTTTTTGAGCATTTCCAAAGGTTCCTTGGCCATCCGGATTCTTTCGTACAGCGCGTCCAGGGCTTCTCGAAGGGGCTTCCGAATTGGATCCGAGTCGAGATCGACCTGCTTGATATGGGCCTTACATTCTTCCCACAGTCCGCGCGCGGACTTCAGTTCCTCGTCATTCGAGATCACGATCGTCTGGTGATCCGACACAAACACCGTGACCGCGGCCTCGATCGAGTCCAGAGCCGCTTTGTCAAAAGGGATCAACTCGGGGTTTCCTGGCATTACATCGTCCATGTTTCCGCCTTTCTGGTTAATTATTGAATTCCTTCAAACGTTCATTGAGCCGGTCTATTAAGGCACGAAGAACGCGCCTTGCGGTTGCCTTCTGATACATCAGGTGGATAAATTCAAGCAGGGAATCGGCCATGCCTTTACCGGCAGAATTTCCTCTCACCCCAGCCTCCTCGATCCGAAGATCGAAATACAAATCGCCGCCGCAATATCGCCGGTGAGCACCTTGTTGTGGCCCAACTCGAGCAGGTCCGGCTTGTAGTATTTCGCGATGTTCAGGTACATGGGTTGCGCGATTGTTTTCAGGGTGCCAATGCGGATGTTAAAGCTCCAGGTCCATTCATTGTACTTCGTGAAGAAAACGGGGATCTTCGGCACAAAACAGATCCGCAGCGCGCCGGCGACCAGGGCCATCTGTTCCATGACCACGGTATTCCCGGGGTGCCCGGTTTCGATGTAGACAGCCTGAACGCGGCTGAAATATTTCGCGTTCTCGAAAGTCTGATAGACATGGCCGAATTCCAGATTTTTCCCGGGCGGGAGGATGCCGACTTCATGGCACTTCTCGCCGTCTGATATCGCCCAGGCGATCGGCTTCGCCCAGCCCGGATCGAACCCAAGGACGATTTGGCCGGGATTCATGTGAAGATTGCCCGGATAAACAGGAACAACAGGATCCCGCCGGCGCCGCAGATCACGTCCCCGTAGCTGAATCCTCGGGGGTCGAAAATCCTGCGGTCCACAAAACGAAGAAAACCGGGGGCATGAAGGAAACCAAAATGTGAAGTCGTGACAATGAAATATTCAAGCGATGATCTCCCCAACGCATACGCGGTGTCCAGAAGCTCCCACACCACCACAAGCACAAACGCCGCGGCAGGTCCCCAAATCCAAGCCAGCAACGCCGGGCCGAAGAAGTGAACCCACGACCACCGATCGAAGTTTTCTTGCCACCCGCGAACAATCGGGAAATTCATGCGATCCTCCTGTGCTTGTAAAATTTTCTGATGATTCGAAACGCGCACCAGGCAACCAGCCAATGAGCTTCCATGGCGAATGTCTCTCCGTGGTAAAAGATGTTCGTCCATTCGCCATCGGAAAAGAATCGAGTTTGTACGGCCCGAATGTCCGGCGATAACAGAAATCCAACGGTCGGAGTAGGATCGTATTTTATCGACCGGATCGCCCGGTACGCACGCGAAAGACAGTTCAAAACGGTCCTTCCACGTCCGAAACGGTCTTATCTCCGGGTTCCGGCGCGCTTACGGAAGGACCGCCCTCGGTGGGTGTTTCTTTTTCCTGCATATCGAGCTCGGATTGCAACTCGCGCGCGGTCATATCGCGGCGCTCGATGATTTCGAATGTGTCACGACGCTTGGTTAATACAACCCCCGACACATAATCCGGAATGATATCCACGTCTATCATCTTGTGCATCTTCCCGGAAGTGATCCGCTGGGTGGCCGTATCGATCGTCGCTTCCTCTCGGGCCAGTTGGGCTTTCGCTTGGGTGGCCATGGCCTTGAGTTCGTTTTCGAGTTCCGTCTGCCGGTTGATCGCCTGGGATAGAACGTATGCCTCGTGAAGAATTTCCTCCTGCGTCATCACGCATTCGAGCAACCGTTTCTCCGTCGTCGTTTTCATGCTTCCTCCGTCTGGTTAGTTTCAATCCACGCGCCGCATGGGGCGCGACCACTAATGCCATTATTTTTGAATAAGACCAACGCCCATGACCTTGGCGGGCGGCGTCGTATCGACCGGGATCCCCTCGTAGGAAACGATCGTCTTTCGAGCCATGCCGTTTGTCATGTAAATTTTATAAACAAACGGTCCGTTCACGCTCACGTCGAAAACGAATTCATTCGGGTAGACCGTCGTGCTGCCGCGGGTGCCCTTGGTCTGAAATTGCGTCTGATACATGGACCCGATCGAGACAGTTATTTTACTGTTGCCGTACGCTCCGCATCCATAGACTACGCATTTGATTTGTCCTTTTTTCATGGGAATAATCGTGCTCACCGATCCGGAATCGGCATACAGACCGGGCCCGAACAGAGCTGTAAGATTTAAGAATTTTGTGAATGGATCAATCCGGTTTTCCGTGTAAATCCATTTCGGCTGACGGAAAGTTTCGTCCGTAAAGGGCAAGGCATCCTGCGCCGGAGGCTCAATCGGGGGAGGGATGACGGCCGCGGGTCTGAACGCCACTTTCACGGTGTCGCTCGGGATCCCGAGATTACCCGCTGAATCCTTGGCCGCAACGCAAAGCAGCGAGGAATCCGCCAGAACGTCTTGCGTAAAAATATAGGTCGTGTCCGAGGTGCCGAATGTCACCCAGCCCAATCCAGGGTTGATGTAGGTGAATTTGTAGATCCAGTACTCGATCTTCGGTTCATTGATCTTTTGCCAGATCAGGCCTACCCGATTGACGTCCTTCGAGAAAACATAGGTCCGCTTGAAAGCGTACTGCGCGTTAATCGTAACGAACGCGAACGCCATGCTTGCGAGTAAAACCATCGTCTTTTTCATTTCCTTGCTCCTTCCAAAAGTGACAGGCCGGTGATTTGAGACGGATATCAGTCGCCGGCCCACTGCTCTGATATCCTTCCTTGCATTTGTAATATAGATTTGCGTACTGAACATAGATCCTGTTTCCGCACGTCCCGCACGTCTCGCCCTCGGGACCGGTCCCGGGATGCGCCGCGTATCCGGTGACGCGGTGCTTCGCCTTGACGGACGGATCGGGCATGACGTCGAAGATTTCAGTCTGATCCGTCATAATTGGTGCATCGTCCCGTTGACAAAATAGATCTTGTCGTAGAAAAGAGCGAAGGATTTCCCGAATCCTGGTTTTTTCGATTCGGCGATGTGACACGTAAAATCCCCGCTCGGCTCCGCGTCGAGACGTTTCTTTTCCTTTTTCAGCCAGTCAAGATCGTCTGGTTTCAACCAGTTCGTGATACGGTTCAGGTCGTTCATTAAATACCTCCTATGAGCAAAGCAGCGACCAGCGCCAGCCCGAACCCCGTCATCCCACCGTACCCGAATCCGGTCCAGAAGTGTCCGGGAGGACAGGGATTCTCAATGCGATACTGTTTTTGGATCCGGTCGACCACGGCCTGATCTCCATCCATGAACCGAATTGTGTTCATGAACGAAGTCACCGGCGCCGGCGCGGTCGCCTCGATGTGGGATTCGATTGATCCGAAGTACATCGTCGGATGGATGAAAGTTTTGTCGGACCGGTAGAGTTTAAGGCCCACCGCGGTATCCTCGGGCGGAATCGTCCACCGTCTGGTCGTAGGCAAAGCTTTCTCGATCGCCCGAATCGACAACTGCCGATGAAGTTCCGCGATTGTTCGTTCGCTGGCCAATTCGCTCATCCTCAGCCGGGCGTAGTTTTCGGTAAGAACATCAGTCACCATGACGACCGAATCCGGAGGTGACGGAGCTGGTCCCGGGATCGGCCTGTATTCGATCTTCACTCGTGGATTGAAAAAATACATGCACGCGAAGAAGCAGGCACTCATAGACAAGAAAATACAGCCAGCCAAAACAGCCTTGGACATTGATGAATTTGTCATGTGTCCTCCGATCCGTGAAATCTGTGATGCGCGTCCATGCGGTTCAGTTCGGATGCGCAGTTTTCGGCGATGCCACACAGGGGAGTAATAAAATTCGCCGTCTTTACCGCATTCCCGTATTTTTTGAAGAGTCTGCCCACCGTCGCGTAAAACTCCGCCTGTGCCTTGATGTCCTGCGCCCGGTTGCCGATCGAGGTGTCCAAATTCGACGGCCGACGTTTTCTTATTTCGTCCCAGCACATTCGCTTTATCGTGCCCGGAAGAGGAAAGTCTTTCAACGGAAAATCCATGTCGCCTATCTGAAGCATGACTTCCGTAAAAATATCGAGAGATATATTCTTCAGGATGAGCCAGTAAGATTCCTCCATGCGCTTCATGGTTGGGATATCCTGCCATTTAAGCTGGGCCATAGGTTCGAAAGAAAGGTTGAATTGGTATCGGTCCATCATGTCCCCTGTCTGGCAATTTGTTCTTTCGTCAAAATATTCTGTGAATTGGAATATTTACCTTCGAGGACCTTGAACACATTTGTGTCGTTTGCGATAAACCAGTCGAAATCTGCCTTCCATCCACGATCGTTGTTTCCAATAAGAAAAGGTATATCCTGAGCCAGACGGATGGCCATGACGAATTTATCATAAAAATCCGGATCTGAAAGACGAGCCCGGCACTTATTTGCCCTTGCGTGGGTCAGCCTTTGATGCGTGGGTAGTTTTCCGTTGTTTTCGTGGTACGCCAACCATAGAGAATTGGTTGATGTTTTCACCTCTCCCCCCACACCCCTCTCTTCTTCCTTTTCCTTATCCTTTTCCTTATCCTTTTCCTTTTCTTCAAGGCTTCGCGAAGCCTTGGGTAACCCTTTACATACCCTTTTGAATAGACTATGTTTTTTAAGGAGTTGCATGTAATGTAAGTGAGGTTTGCACTTAGGAGTCAATTCCCCATATTGAAAATCACAAAAGTCAATAAGCCACCATTTCCCGTTGTTTAAAATCTCTATATTTTTGTTGCATTTTTCAACCAACAAATCGAAGTCAACGTGCTCTCCAATACAGAACCAAGCCAGCTCGAAATCCGCATCCCACACCCCCACATTATCGCAATTATCCGTGATGTACTGCCAAGCTGTTTTTAGAGACGGGGATAATTCTCTGTACCATTGTTTTTTCCAGATTGCAGTATCCCTAAACCTTTTTGACATCCCCACCCCCCACCAGAAACCGTTTCTCATCCACTTTTTTGATTATCGAGCGGCGCTTTTTGACAGGCATGGAATTTTTCAAGACTTCATCCGACAGGGCCCGCAGATAAAAACCAGCTTCCGTTTTGACGAAAAGTTTGTACTTAAGAAATATCGCATCCAACATTTCCTCGTCGCATTCAAGAATTTCTTGAAGCCGAGGAAGATCCGCCGGGAGGCCTCCGTGGGTGATGTTGTAGTGGACCGCGCGCATGATGACGCCAAGGTAGGCATTCCCGCGATGCAGGAACGGGGAAATTAGGTTTTCAATTTGGAATTTCATACGTGGAGCCCGAGTTGTCCGGTTCTGGATTTTATCATCGATGCATATTCCCGGTTGAGTTCGATCCCGATGTATAGACGTCCGAGTTTTTCGCAAACTTCTCCCGTGGTTCCTGAACCAAAGAATGGATCCAGGACGATATCGTCTTTCCTGCTTCCGGCCAGGATGCAGGGGATGATGAGTTTAGGCGGATACGTGGAGTAGTGCCCGCCCTTGATAGGCGAGGTTGCGACGGTCCAAACGGTGCGTTTATTGCGAAATTCGACGGTTTTTGTGACGGCAGCAGATAAGCTTCGATTTGCGTGGATGGTCCGGTTGGCATGTTGGACGTCCCGTAATTTATGAATTCGGCTGTTTTTCCCCTCTTTCTTGAACCTGTCGTGGCCCCCCTCTCCGAGCGATGTGTCCCAGTTGTTTGGGAGTTTTTTGGCTTTCAGGTGGACGCCTCGGCCTCGATCGTGTGCATTTCCGGTGGTCCTCTCCTTGATCGCCTCGGCGTTGAAATAATATTTCCTGCTTTTTGTGAACAGGAAAATATGTTCGTGCGATCGAGTACATCGGTCTTTCACGCTCTCGGGCATGACATTAGACTTATTCCAAATGATCTCCTGTCTCAGAATCCATCCACTCGATCGCAGAGCGAACGCGCAAAGCCAGGGGATCCCCACTAATTCCTTCGGTCGATATCCGGGGATCGGCATTCTATTTGGCTGGGTCATTCCGCTCATGGCTGGGGCGCTGCCGGGCGTTCGAATGCCGAAATGAGCAGAAAACCTATCGCCCCGCGTTCCTCCGCCCGGGCATGCTCCTACCTTGCCGGCGCCGGTCGCGTATGTATCGCCAAGGTTAAGCCAAAGGGTGCCATCGTATCGTAAAACATTGAAAATCAAAGAAAAAATCTCTACGATATGCCGAACGTACATTTCAGGAGTGGGTTCAAGGCCCAGGGATCCCCGCCAGCCATCATCCCAAAGAAGGGGTTCGTTCCCATAATCCCGAAGACCCCAGTACGGTGGGGAAGTCACGACCATCTGAACTTTTTCGTTACGGGTGATCATGCCCCATAAAGAAGCCCTGCAATCCCCGAAAAGAACCTTATTCATAACTAAAACCTGCTATTTATCCTTGGGCCGCCTGGTGCGTTTTTAGGGCTATTCCGGATTTCAGAACAGCGGACCTTTCCGAACGGGCCGAGCGTCGATTCTCCGAGGCTACGGTTTGCTCTTGGCGGCGGGTTTAGGCTGTTGCTCGGATTTATTAGGTAAAGGCTCCGGATTCGGGATTTGACGTGCCGTCCGAAGGCTGTCGAGCTGGGGAATGGTCCGGATTTTAGAAAGTTGCTGGGTGAATACTTGGACCCCGTAATCCAAATTCGTGTACGCCGTGGTCACGGTCTTGAGTTGGCCCATAGCGTCCACGAGCAGGTCCTTTGATTGTTGAATGTCCTGGGATGCCGGGGATAATTGAGCATGCTGGTTGACTTGAGTGAGACCCGGGATGGCAATCAAGCAAAGGATTGCGATGGTGAGTACGGTTTTCGTCTTCATGGTGTTTCTCCTTCTGGTTTGTGATGGTTAAACGAATTCAGCGCCCTCTTTTTTGTGCCACTGATCGACTTCTTCGTCGTCCTCGCTTTTATCGCCGTAATCCCCGCGGGGTTCGTAGTAAATATTCGGATCCGGGGGGATGTACTCGAATGGCATGACCGCGGCGTACCGGATGACGTCCATGGGATCCTTGCCGATCTCCAAAACCTTCACGGAAAGGTCTTTTTTCTCCTGGGCCTTCCCGACGATCGTATCGTATTTGTAGTTTTTGAAAGACCAGATGACGTTTTTGCAGCAGGGATCGATCAGGAATGGGAATTCCTCCTGGGAGATGCCCTCCGCCGGAAGTTTCAGTAGGGATTTGACGAATTTATGACCGTCGTACAGATCGTCGTTGGATGACGTGATGAACGACCGAGGCCGATCGAGTAGGGCGAATTCGTTCTCGTACACGTCCTTGG